AAAAGTGACCTTATTACGAAAGCCCAGGTCTAAGGCCCCGATCAATAGAATAACGCCAGCCCTTGCTCTTGGCCGCGCCCTCGGACCCTTGACAGAATACGTTTTTAGGGCACTAACTGATAAGGCCCCCGGCCCGAGGAGACAGCGATGGACGATATGTGTAAAATCTTGCTACAGGAGCTTGACATCGCCCATCTTCGCGGGCGCTCTGCACCTAAACGTAGCGCTGACCTTGTGCCTCTCATCGGCTATGACATAGAGGTACTCCGTTCGCCGCACCTATTTAAAGATGTAGCCTGGGCCGAACTTTTACCATTCATGCCCAGGACCTTGCGCTGGCTTAAAAGCCCCCAGGCCTTCATCCCGCCCAAGCATTGGCCCTCCCGCCTCGGTGCCTATTTAGACAACTCGCTCCAAGGCCGCTATGTCCCTACACCCCTGGACTGGGCCTTGGACTTTTGCCCCCAGCCCTGGGAGTTCTTCGGTAGGTCTTGCCCCCACGGCAAGCTGCCACAGAAGTTCCTCTTTGAGTACCCAAATGTCGGGTATATCTCCTTGGCCGCCCACGGCTACCCACTAACCCCCGAGGAGGAGACTAAGGCCATAGAAGCCTATCGCCTTCTGCTTAGCTCTCCGACCTTCCTCATCTGGCTTTTGAATATCGACGTGACCTATCTCTCACATGAGAGGCTAGCCAAAGGCCTAACCCATAGCCCGCTTAGCTACCATGCCCAAAGGGCTATGGCTTTGCTAGGCCTTCGGCCCCTGGACCAGCTCTGGAGCATCGAGCCTCGGGCCGAATGGACGAGGCGCTCTGTCCGAGCCCCCTGTGTAGCCCTAAAGCTACCCCCTGAACTGGCCTCGGCCTCGGAAAGGCAATATCAGTTCCTCTGCAAGCTCGGCGTAACCCCCAAAGAGCTAGACCGCGTCTCTCCTACCTTGAAAAAGCGCCTCCTCACCACTCCTGGAGCTATCCTCAATGGCTGATAACTTTAATAGCCCCGCGCCCCATGCCTTAGAGGTACAGCGCACCTTCGTCCCTGAGAGCGAGCGACAGGAGTTTAAGGCCAACCTGCGCGAATTGCGCGACAAGTGGCGACATGGCCACATCGACGCAAATACGCTAAACATAGAGATGGGCCTACTCATTACTGAGGCAATGGGTATGGGTGTTATTACCCCCGAGATGGCTCAACAGATGGTGGAAAGCCATAAGACTGCTATCGTGGCTGCTCAGTCGGCCTATGCCCAGCGCCGCGACATCGAGCTTAGGGCTAAGGGTAAAGTACCGGCGGCTATCGCCGCCTTCGAGCAAGCTGCTAGGGATAAGAGCAAGGACCGGACCGAGGACCTCGTCTCTATCACAGTGGACTACGAGGAGACCTACTAATGGTCGAGGCTCACTATAAGATTACAGGCTCTATTCATCCCGAGAAACACTTCCGGCTCAATGGTACAATCCTTGCCCGCGTCTATTACAAGTGGCCCAATGATACACAAGGCCCGCCCTTGGAGTTTCGGGTAAGGGTTAGGGATGAGGCCGCCTACAAGAACCTCCTCAATGCTCTGGCGGAGAATAAGCCGTTCTACCAGGACGAGTTCCAGGTCTTGAACTTCCGCAAGATGTCTGTCCTGTTCATCACCTACGAGTACGAGAACGTCAATGGCTAAGCCCCGCAAAGGTAAGACCTCCTTAGACCCGGAGCTTAGCTTAGACTGGGCCAAGGAGGCAGAACAACCCCCGGCCCAGGAAGAGGTGCTCTCTCCCGAGGTTATGGCTAAGTTTGCTGCTGACCCGGAGACCACACTTAGGGCCTTCGGTAAGGTCATGGGCCAGGAAGAGGGTAAGTCTATTGACTGGTCAACAGATGCGGTATGTCCGCCTATTGCCAAAGGCATCACCTCCTATGTAGCTCGGGCTCCGACTGACGCAGACGGCTACATCAAGATTCTGACCGTGCTCTCGGCCCGGCAAACTACCAAGTCAGCTACCGCCGCGCTCTGTGCCTATGTCCAGACTGCCTATCGCCCGGGCACTCAGAGCTATATCGTCGCCGACTTCAAAGACCGCGCCGCCGCCCTATTTAAAAACGTAACACACCTGCACCGGGAGATGCCCGCAGACGTAAGAGCCGCCTCTATCCCAAGCTCGGAGATTAAGCAGCTTACCTTTAAGCACGGCTCTACCCTCCAGCTTCGTTCTGGCGACCAGGACAACGTAGGCATCGGTCTTAGCCCTGACTTCCTACATATCAGCGAAGCCCCGTTCTGGGGAGATGTCTCTGACTTCTGGTCCAAGGCTCTGCCCTCTTTTCGTAACCGCAAGAACGCATACGTCATTATCGAGTCTACCCCCGCGCCACAGGATGAGCCCTCTACCGAGTGGTTCGTCGAGCATTGCGACGAGTCTCGGCGTATGTCTAAGGACCCGCGCTCTCGCCATGCGTTTCTCTTTGTGCCCTACTACCAGTCTTGGCTTAACGAGCGCAACTGGGACCCGAAGGCTAACCTTACCTCAGAAGAGGAAAAGATGCTTCGGAAGTATGGTCCGCCTCCTGGAGCACCGGAGAACGCCCTACACCTTCCCCGCGTGCCCTGGCTAACGTATCGGAACTTGGCCTTCCGCCGAGAAACCATCATTCTCGACAAGGGCATCAAGAAGAACCCGGCGCTCTTTGATACCTACTACCCTATCAACCCGGTCACCTGCTGGGGCGCAGTCTCTGGTGGGCCTATCCCCAAGGACTACATTGATAGATTGGCCCAACAAGACCTTGTGCCTTGGGAGCCTGACGTTAACGGCATCCAGAGGTATATTGAAAGCCCTCGCCCTGGGGCTCGGTATGTAATTGGTATTGACCCTGCCGGATGGACCTCTCATGGCAACGGAGACCAGGCCTCATTTCAGATTCTAGAGGTATGGTCTGACCGGGTAGAACAGGCTGCCGTGTTTAGTAGTAGCACCAGCACCCCGAAGCTCGTCGTGGAATTAGTGGTTAAGGAAGCTCAGCGCTATAACCAACCTATCATCATCTGCGAGAAGAATGGTGTAGGTGAGGCAGCCATCTCCTACCTTCAGGATGCGGCTAATGCCGGGCTTATCAAAAACCTCTGGTATAAGGAGTTCGGCTTTAACATTCCTCCTGGCGTACACTCAGGCAATACGACCCTGGACCAAGCTCTTAGCCTCCTTGTCGAGCTTATGGAGAAGCAGCTTTATCTCCATGACCAGGAGACTTTCGAGCAGCTTAGGACTTACAAAAACGACAAGGCTTTCGCTCCGAGTAGGGCTCGTCAACTCTCTGACCCCGAGAATCCAGGCAAGGGCAAGCGCGCCCGCCACCACTGGGACCGTGTGTCAGCTCTATTGTGGGCGGCCTACGCGACACGCTATCCTAATCCGATGCTCGGGTTGAGGCCTTGCCCCCATGCTGAGCGCGATACGAACGTGCGTATTGTGTCGGCCTCGGAGATGAATCGCCTAACTCTAATGTCAGCCCGTGCCGCGCTCCATTCCCAGCTCGTGTGCTCAGGCAAGCACCCTGCCGAGGCCGCCAGAATCGTCGCCAGGACCACGGAGTTTAAGCTACGAGCTTGACACATTAGGCTCACGAGGTAGATTGTGGTATGAGTTCTGAGTCTACAGCCAAAAAGATCAAGCCTTTCGTCGAGCAAGCCTTTGCGGAGCTGCGCGCCGAGAGCCGTCGTCTTGCGCCTGCATATGATATGTATACGCAACAGTACAACGCGCTCCCTTATGGGATGTCGGGTCTTAACTGGACTATCAAGAACTCTGACCGGGACCTAAGCCCTGGCTATACGCCGAGCAACGGCGACCTCGACGAGAAGTCCTCGGATAAACCCGGAGGATCTGGTACTGAGGCCGCTGAGCTTTTCGGAGCCATTGACAACGCTGTAGCTATCTTAGTTCCCAACCTTTTGGGCGTCACTATCTCTACGCCAATCCCAGCCTATTCAGAGGCTGCGGACTTGCGCCAAGAGTTAGTCCGCCAGCTCTTCGTGCGCGAGAACCTTGTCACCAAAGCTCGTGAGGCTGTGGTCAATGCCATGCTCACAGGCCGAGGTATATTCAAGGTTGGCTGGGATGACGAGGAGCAAACCCCTAAGATTGAGAGCCTCGACCCTGGGCATGTGTACTGGGACACAGCGGCTCGCTCCTGGGATAAGGTCTCCTGGGTTGTGCATATCCAGGCTAAGCATCGCGACGAGATTCGAGCCCTGACCAAGAGCCAGAAGAACCCCAATGGTATCTTCAAGGCCACGTCTGAGGACTATGTGAAGTGGGAGGCTCACCCTGAGTGGCTTCGCGGCTATGAAGGTTCAAGCTCCGAGCCCGTCAAGGTGCTCGATAAGCCCCATCTCCAAGGCAAGAAACCCTCCCCTGAGTCGGAGTGCAAGGACTGGACTATCGTTGTTGAGTATTGGGACCTGTTCCACGGCAAGCTCTACTACTACAACGAGGGCAAGGAAGGTAAGGGCTACATCCTCTATGAGTCGGAGCTGCCCTACACCCTTGTCAAGAACCCGTTCATCCCCCTCGTCTTCAACTACAATACCAAGAACACCCTCGGCCTAAGTGATGCCCTTCTGGCTCTCCCTAGCCTTCGTCAAGTCTCAGAGCTAAGCACCTCTCGCGTCCGTCATGCCAAGGCTGCTACGCCTGTGGCAATTATGAACAAGGCGCTGGTCGAGGACCACGAGCAGTTTGAGAAGGACCTCCGCAAGGCGAAGGAAGAGGGCTCAGGCCTTGTCAAGGTCCAAGGAAATAACAACGTCCCGGCCAACATGATTCTAGGCTGGACGCAAAGCCCGACCATTACTCCTGACTTCACCGCCGCACTCAATGATGCCCGAACTACGGCAAGTTCTATCCTTGCCCTGCCGGGCTATGCTCGCGGCCAAGAGTCTCGCACCGACGTAGCTACTGAGCTAGCTCTTCAAGATGCCTCTACGGCGACCATCTTTGACAAGCGCCAAGGTATTCTCTACGACGCCCTCAAGCATGTGGCAAACTACTGCCTCAAGCTCTACGCCGAGTTCCTTCAAGACCGTAAAGTCTCCGACCCCTTGGCTATTGTCATGGCCTCGAAGTTTACAGATAGTGCTGCGGCCTCGTTGGTGCTCGTTACTCGCAAGAAGCTCCAGTTCTTGCCCCTGCGTAAGAGTGAGTCTCGCGGCAAGATGCGAGTAACTGACCAAAGCCTTTTCAGTTTTGACGTTAGTGTCTACCAAGGTGACGAGCGCAACGCCGCCACTGAGTTGAAGAAGCTTCAACTTGCCTTGCCTTTGCTTAGTAACAACCCTAACGTCGAGCAGTCGGGCTTGACTAAGGTTATGCTCCGGTCTCTGGGCTGGGAGCATCTCTTTATCAAGCCGACCACTCCTGCCCCTAACGCTGCGGCAGGGTTAGACCCTAACAACCCTCAACTCGGAGCAGACCCTAGCCAGATACCCCTAGTTGGAGGGGCTACTGGCGGCTCTCAAGTCCAGGCCGAGCAAGTAAGCCCGGCCTCCCTCACACAAGAGATGGCTAATACCGATGCTACGGGCATTTGAAATCTACTGCGAGACCTGCGGTGTTAATGAAGAGTGGGACGACCATATTCCCGGCATTAACGAGGCCTATGTCTGCTCCTCTTGTGGAGAGCAGGGCCGCCGTATCTTCTCTTCCCCCGCGCTCAATGGGCTAACTGGTAATTTCCTTGACGTGGCCGACCACGAGGGCCGTTTCAAGACCGCCAAGGAGCTTGACCGCTACGCTGCGAGCCGAGGCGGCTATGTGCTGTCTCCTGGCGATAGCGAGAAGGTAGCTCGGGCTGAACGTGCTACAGAGCGGGCCAACGCCTATACGAAGCGGATATTCAACAAGGACTTGGATTCACATCGGGCCACTATCCTGGCTAAGAGGAACTAATGGAAGACTGGGAAAAAGAATTGCCTGCGGGCGTGACTGCGGATAACGTCAAAGCCCTTCGTGCTGCTGGCTGGCGTTGTACTCCTCCTGAAGGCGGAGGTATGAAGATGCCTAAGTCTCCTATGATGGCCCTGTTTGAGGACGACGAGGAGGAATCTGAGTATGGAAGCTAATGTAGAGCCGGTTCCTGAGCCGATTGCTCAGGCCGACACCTCACCCTCTACCGATGTTCAGGTCTCAGAGCCCGAGGCGCCGAGCGAAGCTCAAGCCGAGGCCCAAGCCGCCGAGCCCGAGCCCTTTAACTGGGACGAGTGGGACCCAGAGGATATCGAATCTCTTCGCGAAGAATGGCGCGAGCCTGTCTCCAAGGCCGTAGGCCGCCACAAGAGCAAGGTAAGCTCGGAGCTTGAGCGCTACTCTTCTTTGCTCCAGATGTACCAAGAGTCGGCAGTCACTATGCCCGAGCACCTGGACATCAAGACCAAGTACGAGGCTCTACTCCCCGAGCTTGAAACCTATAAGGGCAAACTCGCGGCTTTGGAGGCGGCCCAAGAGGAGGACATCGCCCGAAGCGTATCTCAGCAGTTGGACTCTTTTCATAACCGCTACGGTGATGAGCTGAAGGAGCGCTGGACTGAGTATAGCACCGTAATGGACTTCATTGTCGATAACGACTGTGGCGACTCCATCCCCGACGAGGTAATCATGGACCTTGTTCGGGCCGAGGACGAGGACCGCTCCCTGTTCCTTCAGGTACTGAAAGGCGCTGGACATGAGGCTGTTTCTAAGCTCATGGCCCGGAATAGACCTGCAATTAAGGCACCGGCTGCTCCGGTGCTTGCCGTTACTAAGCCGAAGGTAGTCGCTCCTCCTGCTCCTCCTCCCAAAGAGAGCAACGAGCAACGTCTGCAAAGCCGTTTGCGACAATTCGTATCACAATTCAGCTAGACACTTGACGCATTAGGGCATCAAGTTAGAACTTCACTAAGGAGTGAACGATGGCGACTGGCGACAACATTAGTCTTCTCCAGATGGTCACGGAGATTTACCTCTCCGACACCTGGATTAGTTACCGCAACGAGAGCCGAAAGAAGTTTCCGGTTGTAGACTGGTATCGGGGGGTTAAGGCCGCGTCTAACGCGGGTCAACTTCCACAGGCCCATAACTACAAACTCGGTCTGAATGTCCGGGCGGCTACGGGTAAGCAGCTCGGCATGGTTGCTGAGGAGATCCCGGCGTTTCGGACCTCTCCCAAGCACTTGACCTACCGTACCTTTGGAGATGCCTACCAGTACAGCCATAGCATCGACCTGCGCGAGCAGCTTGTGGCTCTGGCGGGCGGCGGCACCGAGGCTAAGATGCTTCGGTTCCAAGAGTACACGATGGACAAGAAGCTCCAGCTTGAGCACGACATGGATAGCGACTTGATGCAGCAGTTCTATTACGGCACGCATAGCCGTAACCGAGTTTCTGGGTCTGGTACGGACATCCTCGCTGGTCAGTTCTGTCTTATTGGAGGTGTTGCCTCTACGGACATCGACTACCTGCCCGCCCATAGCGACGGCGTTAACCAGATGAATGGTCTGTTCCGGTTTGAAAGCCCGACGGCCCAGGCTTCTGCTGGTGCGAGTGCTGCATTCCAGGGACTTGCTCGTAGTAACGTCGAGTCTACGACTACCTACCAGTATTGGCACAACCAGTTCGTGGATGCTGCGGGCTGGCAACATGCCCAGCGCCTCATCGACAACGTCTTGGTGACCATGCGTGGCCGTAACCAGACGGTTAAGTATGGCAACGTGCCTACGATGGGCCTTTGTGACCCGACTACGTTCCAGAACATCGCTACCTCTTTGAACTCTCGCCTGGAGATTACTGAGTCTAGCAAGGCGTACAAGGACGGCTCTATCCAGAACGCCCTTCCGCTTGGTTCTGAGACGCTCAAGTTCCGGGGCATTACCATCGCTGCGGACGACGACCTTGACGTGTCTTCTGTGGATACGGCTCTCGGTAGTGCGGTCCCTGGCGTCCTGGCCGGTGTGCTCTACCTCATTAACGAGAAGGCGTTTGAGCGTATGGACTGCAAGGAGCTTCTGCTCCCCGAGTTCCGTAAGAACGACTTCTACGCCGCGTCCGACCCGAACCTCCCTGGCTTCGTGTCCTACGCTACCCAGAAGGCCGAGCAGCTTATCTGCCACGACCTCTACTCTCAGTGTGTGGTTGTCGGCGCTGGCGTCGGCGCCTAAGCTTAAGGAGCTACTGTGAAGTCTGTCGGTTTCAATAACTTCCTGCATGGGCAGCAGACCTATTCTGCCTCCGCGCAGCTTCAGTTCCCCCTCGGGTATGAGGCTATCATCGCGGCGGACCAGGCTGGTCGGTCTCGGCCTATCCTGTCCCTGGACTCCAACGACCTTCCGATTGGTGTTCCTGGTACTGCTGGTGAGTCCACTACGGTTAAGGTCTATGCCGGTCACGGCGACCTGTACTTGGTGTATGTCGCCAACAACTCCGGGTCTGACATCATCCGGGGCGCGATGGTTAAACCTACGGCTACCACAGCCCACAACTACCTTGTGAGTGAGGCGGGAGCCGTGGCTAGTAACTTGGTGCTCGGTGTGGCCCTTACCAAGATTCCTGATGGGAAGACTGGTTGGGTTGTTACTCGGGGCAAGTGTATCGCTCGAGCTGCGGGTAACATCGCTGCTAACTCCGTGCTCATTCCGGCGGCTACGGGCCGGGTTGATGTGGCTGCGGCTATTACTGGCGCTACCGTAGGTGTGGTTGCTGACGCCGCCACTACCTTTGCGGCGGGTGCGGCGGTTGAGGTCTTCCTCAAGCTTCGATAGTTTGGTCCTTTGAAGGCCCTCGTGGGTAGTACGCCAGGTGAGGGGCCGTGCTACTCCGAGGGCTTTCTCCTTTTCTGTTATGGAGTTACGATGGCTGTTGACCTTTCCGCTGCTACTGGTCCTATCATTATCCGTGATATCGAGATGGACGGAACGGATAGCACGGCGGTTGCCTTGCCCCCTTGGGCTTATGTCTGCTACTTGCAGTTCACCTCTACTGCTGACCCGGCTGTCAACGCCTCTGGTAGTTTTGCCTTTACCGGGACTGACGGCACGGCCCAGGCTGACGAGTATATGCGTGTTGGCGAGGGCGTTACTTTCCCTATTCCTGTAGGCGCAGCTTTTCCTTCAGGCTCGCGGATTATCTACTTGGCTGGTGATGCTTTGCCTCAGCCTACTGCTCGAATCATGGTCGTAGCTCGGAACATGGGGGCCTAATGCGGCGCTCTCCTCGTACTGCTATTCAAGCTCCTGCTTCCGCAGCAGTAAGCGTTGCCCAATTAGTAGCTTCTTTTACTGGCGGGGATACCCAGCAGAATACTTTGGCGTCTGTTAGTGCTACAGTATCTGCTATAGGAGGGACCAGCCCATATACTTACGCTACCTCTCTTCGAGATCCTCGGGGGGTAGACCGCGCAGCTCTCCTCTCTGGAGCTACTACTTCTACTCCCGCCTTCACACCAGACATCACCGGAGGCCCAGGAGTTTGGGTACTGCGCTCGACAGTTACAGATTCGGATGGGAATACGACAGTAGCCACCAGGGCTATCACCGTGGGCTCCTCTGTAGCTGGAGGCCCTAATTGGGTAGAAACCTATAGCTATGCGTCCACAGGTTCAGGTACGGCAAACCCATCAGCAGGTACTCTTCTGTTCGGCGGCTTGACTTGGACAATCGTTAACGCTGACGCAGCCAGTGGACCAAAGGTGGATGGTGGAGACCTCAGCATCACCCCGCCCTCTGGTGCGCAGATCGTGGGGTCTTCGATTGCGAGCGTGGCCGCCTTGCGCATCCCACTCAGCTCTCTTACCGGGCTGAGTACAATCGGCACGCGGAGAGTGATGATCTGCGCCGAGCTGGAAGACTACACGCCTACTGCCTCGGACGAGGGTTTTATCATTGGCCTTGAGGTGACCGGTGCAGGCTTTGGCGCAGGCGCTACGGGAAGGGCTGTAGGGGCAGGGCAAGGAGTTACTGGAGGAACTCTCAGGGCTTCACGAATCGTAGGGCAAGCCTCTACTACACTTCGGTCTGTATACTCTACTGCAACTGCGACCCCCTGCCGGAGCTTCGCTGTAATCATTTGTCAAGGCGGAGTAATGGCCTACGGCGCTAATGTTGCAGGGTCTTTTGATACTCCTTCTGAGGTGGTCTCTTCCAATCCACGGAGCGCAGGGGGCTCGGATGCCGGAGTAGATTTCTCCTCCTATAACCAGTTCTTCATCGCGGCTCAAAAACCGGTAGTAGGTCCAAAGGGGGCCGAGTTCAGACTTAAAGAACTGCGGGTGTTTGTATGCTAACGGTTTTCTTTGACATAGGACATGGCGGTAGGATAGTTAATGGTAGGTTTAACCAAGACCCAGGAGCTGCATTCCAGGGCCTTAGAGAGGTAGACCTTGTCGAGGCCTATGTCTCTAAGGCACGAAGCGCCCTCAGAGCCCAAGGTGTCAGCTCCGTGGTCTTGAGTTACGGTCCTTACTACCAAAGGCAGGCATACGCTAACAGCATCGCCTTGAAGTACCCCGAGGAGAAGTTTCTCTACCTGGCCTGCCACGTCAACGCCTCAGACCCGCCCGGAGACTATGCCTTAGTCCTCCATGACGGGCGCAGCAAGAAGGGCAAGGCCCTTGCCGAGAGGATAGGCTTCATGTTTCGGGCCAAGATTCTCGGTACTACTACCGAGGACTGGACCAAGAACGCTCACGAGACTATCGACGGTATCTACCAAGGCCCTAACAACATAGCCGGGCTTTGCTTCGAGCCGTTCTTCATTAATCATCCGTCGAGTGCCGAGAAATGTACTGAGGCCGGGCTCCAGGCTCTTGGCAATCAGCTCGCCGCCGCAATCCTTCTTCTGGAGTAAGCATAATGACTCTCGCCGAGCTTCGCCAGCAAGTCTGGACCTACCTGGATTGGTCTCCGAGCCAGGCCGAATCTGCTGTGTCTCGGGCCAATGCCCTAATCAACGCGGCTCTGGAGAAGATGACTACGGAAGCCCCGTGGCTTCTGCCCGACATTACCCTGACTCTCGACGTTCCTATGGATATCGTGCTTGAGGGAGATAATATTCTTCATATTGTAAGCACCGACCCTTGGGTGCTCTCGACTGAGGATATCTCCCTAATTATTCAAGACCCTTGGCCAGATTCCACTGAGACGGCCTTGGCTGGACGGCGCATTAGCCTTCAATATAGCAACGAGAACTGGGTAGACTTCCGAATCCGCGACGCCTGGGACGAGCCTGCGGGCCTTGTAGAGCGCCAAGCTCGTTTCTCCTTGGACCGGCCTTGGCCTAACACTACTGACGAGGACATCAAAGCCAAGATTTGGACCTCAGAGGTTATGCTACCTCCACAGGTTAAGCAAATCAAGGCGGCTTGGTGGCGGGGCGATGACCACTCACATCCCTTGTCGCTGAAGGCTGGAGATTCCTATGAGAATCTACATAACCTCCTTCCAGACATTGATGTTACGGGGGTGCCCACGGTTTTATATGATAGGCCGGGTCAAAGCCTCGTCTCGCCTAAGTATATCCCGCAGTTAGACGAGGAGGGTGCGTCTGGTACTTGGAACGGCACCGAATCCTCGGGCAAGTTTCAATACTGCATCACTTACTCTATTGGCAAGCAGGACCACTGGAGGATTCAGGGCTCCCCTCATGCCCAGGCCGCAAGTGCCCATAGCTCCTCACGCCTCAGCCCTTTTGTAGAGTCTGGACCGAGTAAGCCCTCCGATGTTATCGACAACGGCCAGCTCTCCCCTGGTCATATCAAAATTACCCTGCCGAACATTAACGCCAGAGAGGGATTCGGGGGCTCAGGCACGGCGCGATATCAGCATTGTGGTATTCTAATTAATATCTATCGTCGTCGGATAGAGGCTTTCCCCGTAGCTACTAACTTTGCCCATGAGACCTCGGACAAATACTACTTCATGGCTACGGCTACGGCTGGAGCCACGACGTGGACAGACACGGGACTTATTGTTCCTGACTACTCTCGGCCATTGCCTGAAGCTGCTACCTCTCGGGCAGTACAAGTTTGGCCGGTGCCTGAAGAGAAGGGCGAGTTGCATCTTCGGTGTGTTATGAACCCTTCTAAGATGGTAGACGATGAAGATAGCCCTATGATTATCCAGCCTGCTCATCGAGCGCTGGTGCATTTGGCGGTTGCCGAGCAGTTAAAATCTGCGGGCAACGTACAGGCAGCAGAAATGCACTTGACAGATTATCGTCGAGCGTTAGATCAGGTCAAAGGCCTGGTAACCTCGGTACATGTTGAACCAAGAACTATCCGAGGCGCTACTTCAATCCGCCGGTTAACTAGCTTCTGGAGATAGCCTTGGCAATCGAGTATTGGTCTAAACAAAGTGATGCTCCCGTACTTGTCGGAGAGTCCTATCAAATCGTGCCCCGAGTTCCTGAACTCTCGGGCAAGATTGAGAACTTCGTGCGTACCCCGGAAGGTACTCTGCGCCGAATTGTAGGGCCTTGCCAATATCATCCTCGCGAGTGGACATCTGAGGAGGAGCAAGGCGTAGCCGCAGACCAAGACTATGACTATCCCCTGGACGGCGTACATCACCATGTCCTATCCAATGGCCGGGATGTGTTGCTCTGCGTAATGACCAAGAACAACAGCATCTATGGGGATACCTATGGTGTCTGGGAGCACCAAGGCTGGAGACATAGCTGGAAGCTGCTGATTGGAGATGCCGCCAACGCTGAACTACGCATGGCGCTCATCGAGAGTGAGAGGCCCCGACCCCTGGTCCAATTCGTATCGGTGCCTAATGGAGTCGTAATCCTATTTCGCGACGGTAGGGCGTGCTTCTACGACGGCTTCATTGCAGCTCCATTAGGCTACGACCGTCCTCCGGGCGCCCCTACGCCCCTCGGCCCACAGGCAGGCTTTAGCTTCAACTCCAACGTCTATGTGGACGATCCTAACGCCTCGGGGTATAACCTCACCGGGCGGACCATGAACCTTGCTTTAGGCATGGGTCGCATCGGTACGGTTGATGCCAGCCTTACAGACATCGCCGATACGACCAAAAGCTCCAACCCTGCGGGCGGGGTTCTAATGGCCGGGCAATGGCGTTACGCCTTGCAGTACATGGACCTCTGGGGTAACCTTAGTCCGGTTAGTGGCAAGAGTTGTCCTGTCACTGTGGCTCGTACTGACAACCTGTCCAAAGACCGTAAGAAGGATGAAGCTGAGCTGGCGGATAGGCTTAAGCACCAGTTCGCATGTCAAGCCATTAGTCGAGGCCCGACCTACACAATGGCTCGTATTGTGGGGCGTACTCGGGACATGCTCAACTCTGGTGTTCCAGACCTTTTTGAACTGCCTAGTCATGCAACCGAGGGGCCGCTCCAGTTGGCCACGGTTCCCGACAACCAGTGTACGTTCTATCCTGACAATATTCCTGACTCCTGGCTCATTAACCCTATGACTCAGGTAGCCGAGATGCCTATGGCTTCTTATGGAGCCTTGGCTATGGGCAGGCTCTGGGTAGCGAATTGGCCCAATGCCCGAGGAGCTATCATGTGCTCCTATCCTGGTCGCTGGGGCACTATGCAGCCGGGCACCGTAATTTACCCTGACCCCGGCGCCGAGATTACGGGCATGATTTCGGTACGCGGAGGGCTACTGGTATTTACAGGGTCTAGCTCCTATCTCATTAACCCCAATGCAGACGGGGACGGGTTTAGAGCTGCGACTCTTAGTACGGCGTTGGGCTGCGTCTCGTCTAATACTATCGTAGGCCTGCCAGATGGTTCGGTTATTTGGCTCAGCCGCGACGGCTTTGCTATGTATACCTCCGAGGGCTCAGTAGTTCTGCACGAGACCAATGCCGACATTGCTCCTCTTGTCCGCAGCTTGCCTCGGCTTTGGCATTGTCGAGCTGTTGCAGCTTGGGACTACGCACATAGCGAGTACCGTTGCTGGGTAGTTCAAGAGACTTATCGCCGTCCCAACATTTGCTTAGTGTTTGATGGTACGGGTTGGCGCGAACGTACAGACGTTACGGCGTCTGCTGTATGTGTTACTAACGACTCCAGGCAATACATGCTAGCCCTGGGCACGGCCTCGGCTATCCGTAGAGAATCTGGGGAAGCTGAGGATTTGGTGAGCCTCTGGGTCTTGGACCATGAATACTTTGGCGTCCATGATAGCGCTGAGCAGTCTTGTCGCCTAGATACCCACTGGCTTCGCACTACACGAGCGGATAAGGTGGCCAGCCCTCAGCGGATGCTTATGTCCTTCCGAGAGACTTACGACGGCTCCCTCGGAGTAAAAGTTAGCCGAGATTTTCACCAGTTCCCTTATGTCCATGAAGCTGCGGCAGACTCAGCACAAGGCATGGCGCTCTTTCCTTCGGATGACGTACCTCTCTACTGGGACGAGTCCATCTTGGGCAGCACAAGGGTGTATCCTACCACGGCATCTACCTCTAAGGTGCCGACTGTTTGGCAAAATCGCAGGATTCATCAAGTAGCTTTCGACCTTAGTGTTCCGAGTAGCTCTACTTTCAGGCTTCGCCTAGATTCGGAGCATGACGTAGAGGTTCTATCCATGACCTTTACTGAGATTAATCAACACTTAGGCGGCGTCAAGTACGCTAAGGGGCCTACATAATGTCTTGGCGCTTTGCTAAACGTCTGCCGAGACCTGGACAGGTCATTAACGTAGACGACTTCAATGAGGCCTTGTCCGAGCTTCGGGCTCACCAGGGTAGCCTCAATGAGCACAACTTCTCTACTACAATGACTGATGGTCTGACAATTGGAGATTTTGAGTCTGGGGTCGTAACAAAGATTAAGCACGTCTACATTGCCGGTGCAGCTCTCGCGGCCTTTGAGTTTGATAACTCAGGCACCGGGCAACAGGCCGTTAATCAAACCGTTGGCTGGGCCAAGGTAGATGCCCTTGAGGCTACCATCGTCTCGGATGGGGCTTGGTACTCCTTTCGCTGGCGGCTCCGGGTCTTCACTACCAAAGAGACCTTGAACATGTGCGAGATGATGGGAGCTATGACCATCGACGATGCCGTGATTACTGACTCAGGGCTCGGCAACTTTGACAACGATGCCGAAGACGAGAAGATGGAGAGAGGTATTAGCGGCTTCCGCAACCAGCTTCAAGGCACATACCGTCTCTATCTCAGCCCCGGTGTCCATACAATCGGTCTCGTCGTTCGCCTACACCAGTACAAGCCCCGAGCCACAAGATACCCCATCGCGGGCGTTAGTGGCGGAAGCCTATTTCTCGTTCAGGAGACCAGATAATGCCAAGCGAAGGCGATACCTTTACAGCAACATCTGTAAATAGCCTACTCAACGGTCTTCGGGGTCAATATAACAACTTGACCGAGGACCAGTTCGCAGAGATGGCGTTAAGCCGTGAGGTTCTTCCGGCGCTTACTCCTATGGATGTTTTGACGACTCGGACAGTTACTCATAACAGCGATACCTACGAGAACTACGAGTACGGGCTGCCCGGAGTTCTCGGAGCTATCGACTTCCAGCAAATCAGTACGGATGGTGGGTCGAGCTACGGGCCGGGCACAGGAGACGGCTGGAGAATCATCGCCTATACAAGTGACCCGACCCTGGCGGCGGAGATTACTCTAACCTCCGCAACTAACCTCCAGTCCTCTAACCTCCAGTACATCCTTGTCAGTCTAACTGTCGAGGTTGGCGAAGTGGACGTAGTGGCCGCTCTGCACTCTGACGTGCTCGATTGTTTTCACTTGGCCATCGGCTTCGAGGACCATCTCGGCAACAAGTATGTGATTGAGGATAGCATCGCCTCCTACTCCAAGAGGGCTGCTGGTAGGGGCTCAGCGCATACGTTCTGGCTTATGGATAGTGCTACCCTTGCAGTAGCCGGTGCCAGCTTTGTTAAGTCTATATTCGGTCTTGTTGTAAGCCGTGCAATGGCTACAGACGAGGATAGCGCCGAGCCTATCCCAATCGCCAGGTACATTCTTAGCTGCGAGCCGTTCGCCGAGGGAGCACTATAATGCCTAATATCTCCATTCCGTATGCTCCGGTAATTGGGGACATCCTGGAGTCCCAGGACTTCGCCGACAACATCGCCTATGCCAACGGTACAGCTTTGGCGTTTGATACAGTCAACGGCTATCTTGACGAAGATAACTTAGTGACTGGCCTTCGTATCCCTAAAGAGGTAATTCAGCCCAAGGTTTGGCATGACGGCAGAATCACTGCGGCTACTACACGCCGCGACTACTCTCACAAAGACCTGTTCCAGGGCGTAGACTTGACCTCGGCGACCTCGGCTACAAACGGCTATGAGGCGGCAATGGTCGGCATCGCCGGAGCTGGGGCCTCGTGGTATAACCGCAAGACCTTGGAGTATGTGGTCTTT